CTGGTCGGTGATAGCTGTGAGGTGGTCTAGGAACACCACGTTGCACTGTAATCCACTGACCATATAGCGGATGGTGCTTAGGATTATATCCTCATCGAAGCCCACCTGCTTATCAAAAAGTATCAGCCGGCCATCATCTATCAGCCGTTTCACTGAAGCTATGCGGTCTTCATCAGACACCTCAGAGTCTGGGGTATGGTAGGGCACGCCTGTGAGTAGCGTGAGTAGTCCATTGATTGTGCCACGGGCTGACTCCTCAAGATGTATCACCCCTATACGCCAACCCTGCTTATAGCAATGGGCTTCCACCTGTTTGAACCAGGTTGTCTTACCAACGCCTGAGCCAGCGGCCACTAGGATAAGACCTGGGTTGATACCATATGTGGTGGTGTTAAGGGTAGGCCACGGCCAATCAAGTCCACGCTGAGTGGACTCAGTCGCCACCCTAAGGAAGTCATCAGAACTTAGTATGCCTAGGGGTTTCCACTGTCGTGCCTCGTGGTAGGCAGTGCGAACACCCTCAGAACCTTGTGTAACCAAGAGTTCGTTAACATCCTTGTTACCCACAGGTATATTCATGAAGTGCACCTTCTGAGAAGACAGTATCTTGCCGACCTCCTGCTCCGCAGCTCTGCCTGCATCGTCCATATCGAACGCTAGATAGATAGCCTGATACCTATCAATCCAATCCAGGTTAAGGCGTATGCTATCAGCCGCAGCCTGTGCACCACAAGGTACGCTTACAACGTGCACGCCTAGTGGACCAAGGGCTTCATAAGCTGATAAGCAGTCTATCTCACCCTCGGTTATCACTAAGGCACGACCGCCGTGGTCACTCCACAGATGCCTGCCGAACAGCAGTTGCTTTAGGTTAACTGTGGTATCCTGAGCCTTGAGGACCTTGAAGTTCTTACTGGCATCCCGTGTCTTTTGATAGACAAGGAGGCCTTGGTTGTCGAAGTAACAGGCCACCTGCTGCTTATCGTGAGTGCCATAGGCATACTTACGGCAGGTGTCCACTGATATTCTACGGTTCGGAAGGGGAACCATACGTAGTTCCCCTAGTGCCACTAATGTTCCAGTGGCCCCACTTACGTGGGAACCACTGTGCTTGCCACAAGAGAAGCAGTAGGTGTGGTCTCCGTAATCCGTGAGGGCATCACTGGATCCACAGTCAGGGCAGGGCTGGTGTGTTAACATATAGGGTTCTCCTTTTCTTTATTGCTTAGGATATATCATCCCACCGGGGCTCTTTACCGGGTTTGCCGTGAGTTGTCACACCCATAGTCCCACGCTTCTGCTTGAACACAAAATCAGTAGGACTCAAAAGCTTTTTCATTGGGTAATTACACTTGGTGCAGTGGACGGCACCACCTTCGTTGATACCGTGGAAGTGGTCGGATTCGTGTAGACAGTCAGGGTTAGTACATCTGTAAGTATAGGTAGGCATTAGTTGGTTTCTCCTTTAAGTTTATAACTTTTGTTAACGTGGTGGCTCATATCTTTGATTCCTCCTGCCACCACTCAGGTGGCACCTGGGTTCCGATGTGGTACTTGAAGCCATGCCTCTTGCACCAGTCTGAGTATCGGCTCTTGCTACCACTGTATAGCTTGTTGTCCTTCATAAATACAAAACGGATGTCAGCCGAGGGGTTAGCCTGCCTCACCCGTATCATCTTAGTCCTGTCGGTAGCATCAAAGAAGCCCTTAGCCTCCACAATAATACCATTAGGCAGACGAAAATCGGGTATGTAGGCCAGCATATATCCAAGGTGGCAGTCAGCCGGTTCATACTCAAAAGGTAATCCACTGAGTTTCATATTGGTAGCAAGGGTATCCTCAAAGGTGGAACGCTTGCCACCAGAACGGCGGGCCGAAGCCCACCATTTCCGTGGTTTTGTCATTAGAAGTTCACCTCATCTATATCACAGTCCTGCCCAACTATATTCTTAGGAGCCACGTCAGCCGCATTGAAGCCGCCTTCAACAGCACCAAAGCCACTGGATCCTTCGGGTCTTTCAAGGAACTTGGTGACCTGCACCTTACTGAGATATATGGTCAAGCCCACGGTCCTCTGAGTGGATACTGTTGAGGGCTTAATGTACAGGATGGCTCGACCTTCGGAGCCATAGCCTATCTTGGAAAGAATACTATCAGGTATCACTTGGCCTTGGGCATCAACAACCATAGGCTTTTTCTTAGTGGTAGCCTTGAGCAGGTAGCATCCGGTGAGGTTACCATCAGCATCTTCCTCGGGCCTAAAGAGTTCTTTAATTCTATATGCGTTTCTACCCTTGGTTATTTCCTTGAGTAGTTCCTGACCAGCTTCAGTGTTGGCTTCATTAAGATTATCCATATAGGCCTTGTGGGCTTTATTGTTGCCATCGAATACCAATGTTACCTGGTACTTGGGGTCGTACTTTTCATCAGGCTTGTGCAGATACAAGTACTTGAGGGTTACGATAGGTGTCATACGTATTGCATTTAGATCCATTTGGGTTCTCCTTTATGCGAAAGCATAGTCCGAATTGAGGGTAGCCTTGAGGTCAAGACTCCCACGAGTAGGCGGTGGGGGTAATTCCTCACCGGTTAATCTTAGGTAATCCTGTTGGATTGCCTCGATTATATCAAAAGACTCATAAAGCTCAACAAAAGTTTGTGTTATGGTCCTCCTTATAGAACTGACGTAAGGGCTTGGTACACCGTAGCTATCGTGGATAACAGTGAATGGCACTGCATCTGGAAGCTGACGAACCCACATTGCCATATGAGTTGCATCCATCGAGTGAGTTAGGTTAGGACTAAAGGCACTCTTGTTCCTTGAGATTTCTTGCCTGTCTGTTTTCTCGCGGTAGTTTATAAAGACACTGCGGAACTCGAGTGCTACCTGTTTGGTCTTAGTCTGTGGCAGGTCTTGGATGACCTTGAAGTTATCAGGTAGTAACCAGGTTATCCTTAGGCCACGCTTCATATACAAGCCAGCCACCACGTTATACCACTGCATAAGTTCCATAGTCTTGCCAAGGCAGGACGTTATGGTCTTATAGTTGTAATCACGTAGCTCGAGAATATGGTGCCTATCCTCTGTGGATAAAGCGTTGTTAGCACTACGGCTTAATAGCTCGGCCTCGAGCTGGGACCTCATACCATCACGTGTTACATTATAAGGTGTGGTCATTACGTTACGCTTGACCAACGCTCTATCAACCTTGCCGTACCAGTAGGAGTCCTCTGGTATTTCCTTTATGACATTGTTAAGAACGTAGGTGTATATATCACTAGGTTTATCAGCAGGCACCAGACCTACCAAGGCACCGGTGGTTTCATCCCTTATGGCTGCTGATAGATGCTGTAGTCCATTGCACCTACCATCCATATTCACGGGTAGCTGAGTGTAATCCTGCCTGCCACTGACTATAGCCTCATACTCAAAGCACCACGCCAGCATACACCACGGCTTATCAGCCTCGGTCCACCACTCATTGTTGCGTGGGTCTTTGGCCGATGCACATATCTCGTGATGATACTTGCGGATGTAGGACACACGCTCGTCGAAGGTAACCTTGTCGTTCCCCATTAGGTTGGCACCTTGGATTAAGAACCAACGCCAGCCATCAGGGTTGGCAGGTGTCAACGGTGTTCTATCGTGGAACATCAGAAGCGAACGGCTTAGGTCATCGCCTTGAGGACTCAGTGTGTGAGGCATAGGGTAGAACCTGCCTCGGTAATCCATACGCCAAGGGAACCATATGGCCTCAAATTGTGAGTACTCCTTAGCTAGACTGAGGCACCTCAGGAATGACAAGCGTTGTCCTATGGTTCTATTCCCATAGAACTTATTCATAACCACAGCCGCTTGTTGTTTCCACTCAGCCACTACCTGTGGCTTATTCTCTTTGAGCCATAGGTAATCCGTGTTGGAAGTCCACGGCCTAGGTGGTATGGCCACACCTATATCACACACCGGTGTTATCTTGTGGTTGTGATAGTAAGCCCATGTTGCTACCTCCAGCACCTTCTTGTTCACTTCCCAAGGCACTGATTGTATGCGATTGAGCACACCACAGCGAGAACTTAGGCGACCTTCGTTCTCTAGTTGTACAGCTGTGTCCCTCTGGTGGGTCACTATGGCTGCCTCCAGTGTGATATATCCACCATTGTTGTATGAAGTCCAAGGCTCCGGTGGCACTATCATTGGCTGAAACACTGGGTGCATCATACTCAGTCTGTCCAGTGAGTTCATAATGTTGTTCACTACGTCAGCACTAGGTACTACTATAGAGGCCCTACGTGTGCCAAGACTACGCTCGACCACATCAAACATACCTGTGGTTTCAATGGCTGCCTTAAGTAATGGGTAACCTAAGGCCGCCTTATCCCTGGTGGGGATCTTGAGTTCCTGGTGGTTCAGTAACCTCTTGTACCACTTAATAGTCCTTGAGCGATACAAGAAGGACTTACCCTTAAGGAAAGCCTCCATATGCTTTACCATCCTTAGGTTCTTAGACCTAAAGACATACCAGTTGAAGTGACTGAGGACGGTACTACCCAACTGTATAGACAATGAGCTAACACAGTTGGACGTTGATGATGACTTACGAAAGCCACCGTGGCCACTGAACACTTTATCAAGCATAAACTTTAGGGTTACTGTGGCTAGATCTAGGACAGGTAGGGTCTTGTGCACCACCCATAAGGTATCACAGTTCCATCTTTGGACTCCCTCCTGGTAGTCCTTTATGGATTGTTCCATAGACTTCATAGCTTTACCTATGATGAATGAGCCTATGCCAGTGTTACTGAGTGACATATTGAGGAAGTTATCCTTGTATGCTGTAGCACTGTCTGAAAGACCTTGAGTCTCCCTAGTTATCTGAAGTTCTCTTAAGTCCATAGGTTTCTCCTTAAGGTTTATATTATCTTAAGGGATAAAACCTAAGGGTAATTCCTTAGGTTCTCCCTTAGGACTGAGCTAAGCTTTTAAGCTTTTGCCTCGTGCCTCTCGGCAGCACACGTTGGACACATCCACACACCCTCAGCCACTCGGCCTAACCTCTCGCCGTGAGACAGCAGCTGTCCGCATTGTCTGCATTGTATGCCCAAGGTTTCTTCAGTTACCGGTGGGTTGTGGCTGTCGCATTTTATGGTTCGTCCATAGGTTGCCTCATATGCACAACTGACTACCCTGAAGGTGTCGAGGTCTACACTCTTATGGTCACCATCAATATAAGGTGCTACCCATAGGTCCTCTTCCACAGACTGAGGTTTCACTGTGCAATCCAGTAGGCCTCTGTCCTCATCCACTGATACAGGGTGCCCAAGGTGGGCTTTCAGTTTTATCATCAGGTGATCAGCCAGTTCGTCCCAATGTTCCTTTCGTGTGGTCTCATCGGGGTCACTAGACAAGCAACAGGCATACACCCTGACAGCTGTGGGTAGACCTGCGTAGTTCTCATCACTGGCAGTTAGATTCACCAGTGTTCGTGCCACAGTGAATCCATTACTGTCCGTAAGCCAGGCGAATCCAATGTCCTTTGTGGCATATGCTGCCACTGGGTGGCTATAGTCACACTGATCTGTTGTGCCTATGTAAAAATAATTGTTGACATCGTAATCAGCATACCATTCGGTGTGCCTCATACAGGAACCCAATGGACTGGGGTAGTAATCACCCCAAGTATCACACCTTCTGTCCACGTTGGTGTATGCCTTGGTTATTACATCGGCGGCATTGGGCTCATCACCTTGTATGTAATGGAACTCAAGGCTGTCCAGGTCCAAGTTGTTACGCTCCAGATCAGGCACTATGAACAGCTCATAGATGTCTTTAAGTTCCTCGTCAGTAGCCTCTCTGTTGAAGAACCTCCGTATGAACCCCTGCATACTGAGGGATACCTTAGGCCTGTTGTGGATAAGGCCATACAGGTTTCTGTGGTACCGCACCCTAATGTTCTGCCAGGTGGGGTTATTGCTGTCCCTAATGAACAGCTCCATAGTAGATACCACCACGTGCTCATTGAGGGACATATAGATGAGATCCTCGCCGCCCTTGTGTTTATAAGCACTGCACAGATATATCCACGCGTCTGGTAGTCTCTCCTCTGCCAGGGTAGCTACCACCCTCCTAATGTTAGGTGCACTGCTGGTGAATGTATCAGCGGGTAACCTGTTGAGGTCATCATTCAGGTCTCTTACAGAGTAAGCTGATAGTAGGTTCATATAGTAACTAATCAGTAGCTTGTCATAAATCCCTTCAATACATAATATGGGTAAGAACTCACCGCCGGTACGTAGGATACCGAAAGGTTCCAGTTGGAACTTTATTTCTTTTTCTTTCGGGAGGGTGATGTTCGGCACGTCGAGGTCGGGGTATCGCAAGGTGGTAGTGGTATTGGTTGGCATAGAGGGTTCTCCTTTGGTTTTTTGCCGTAGCACCACCCACATAAGGGTGGGTCTACTGTTATCAGTAGTGCACCACAATGGATGCACCACAACGACGAGGGGTGGTTACTGCTAGTCTCATAAGAGTGTGGGTAACCACAGCGTTCACAGTGCGAGGGTTCTTGGGTAGACCACCCGCACTTAGGGCAGGTGTTAGATTGTGTCGTAATACTCTACCTCCTTGATTTGTTTTATGTAGGACTTGAGTTCCTCCTCTAGGCCCCAGTACTTTATGAACTCTATGACCTCCTCTGGGTTATCATACACCAGGTCAGTGAGGTTGGTATCATCGGTATCATCACCAAACATTCTACCTGTGTAACCGTACCCATACCCCAAGTCATAGGTGCGGCACTGTGAGGGTTGTCTTTTTGTGGGCAGGGTGTCCCAAGTTATAGTCAGAGCTACCCCCACCAGCCAGTCTAGGTATGGTATGTTCAGGGTTTCAGTGGCGGTGTGCTCAAGGGCATATCCTACACTGATGTTGGTACACTCACTGACCTTGTCCATAAAGGTAGCACTGTCAGTGTAGCTACCGCGAGCCGCAGTGTGGTTCGTAAGCCACCCGTTCTTTATACTATTGACGAACTCATTAGAGCAGCACTCAAAGCCTATCTGAGTGGTAACTATATCAGTGGTGCCACGCCTGTCGAAGGACACCACCGTGTTCAGGTGGTCTACAACATCAGTGTTGTCACAGTCATACAGGTAGCCGGTTGAACCAATGGTTCCCTTCTCTTCATCGGCAAACCATATGTACAGCCCGGGCACACCTGCCTCAGCTAAGCAAACCAGGACTTCACACCCAGCACCATCATCGGCACC